GCTTGTCCCGCTGGCACCGCCGCAGATATAGTTTGGGTTGTTGTGATGTTTTGTTGTGGATCTGAAGGTTTAGGAACTACTCTTATGTTTGTTATCTTGGCCCTTCTACAAGCCATTGCGTTCCTTGTATAGATATCTTTATCACCAACGTCACCCTTACCACTTGTACAATTGATTTGATTTGTACCCAAAGTTTGAACGTTAGTCACACCCGCTTGTGGTGCACCTCCAGCATCTGTTGTTCCTTGCTCACCTACTGATCTGATGTTAAATGTTAATGTTTTTTTATCTGTAATGTATTTCTTAAGATCCGTCTCTTTGTAATACTCAACCAAGGATTGACCTCGTCTTTGTCCTAATTCGTTGTTATAATTGGCAGTTGCAGGTGCAGACGCTCCTCCTTCAATATCTATTACAACACTATAACCATCATCTAATATCTTCTTGAGTTCATTGTAGAATGTTGAGGTATTATTCAATTTTTTGAAGCTTTCAATAACCCCGCTACTAAACATGTTTTGTACTTGTTGGGTAGCACTTGTATCTTTTTTTCCGTTCGGACCGGTAGCGTTTTTTGTGTATGTTGCTTGGTTTGTTGGAGAAACATAAGTTGTATAATAACCACCATAACTTCCAACAGCCCCTTTTTTAGGGATATCATTTTCAAAATACACTGCGGAGTTTTTGTATTGATCTAAACTTGGTGTGGTGTCTTTTTGTTCAGGTGAAGGATTGGTTTTATTTGTGGGTGCCGGTATACCTACGTTCAATTGAGCATTTGCCTCCAATATTTCTTCTTTGGTAACAGTAGGATTTGTCAACATCCTTTGTATCTCATACAAATCCGATCTATTGATTGTTGCATATTTTTTAGCAAGTTCATAAAGGTCGTACTTTGTACATCCCGCCATGAATGAATTGATTAACCCATCAATGATGTTCTTCTTCGTCTGATCTTTTAATACTTTGTTAACAATAACGTTAAGAACTGATGGGTGGTCAACAATAATCTTCCACGAGAGTGTACCTGTTCTTTGGGTCGATTTATAGGTGTAAATTGGTTCAGGTCTTCCTAAGAACTCAGATGTATTCCAACCTGTACTTACATTTTCATTCACAGTTAAACCATAAGGAGGGAACCACATTACTCTACCTCCATTAGGCCCTTTCTCACAATCCGCAAGATCTTCGAACATTTTCGATGTTCTCCACGCCAAGTTCTCAATCGAGAACATATATTTCTTTGCATAGGCCCCATTAGCACCACCAATAAGATTACTTGAGTCTTGTCCCCCGTTTCTTCTGTTTGGAGCAATGTTCAGGTTGTATGTTTTATCGAACACCGAATAAGAGAATCTACGTCCCTCAGTTGTCATACCATCAGTCTTCTGTAAATCGTTATACTGTAGGAATGGAGTATCTTTGGTAAAGACTCTACAATATTCTGCACCTACCTCATTTCCAATTTCACCTACATACGAAATTACTCTCGAACCTTTCGTCATTTCTTTGTATCCATCACTGAATACTTTACTTACTTGATCTATGGCATTTCCTACATGTTCAAATCTTTTTGCACCCGCTGGCTGACTTTCTACAATTCTCTGTGTTTCGTCCAAGATAGATCCTGTTCTGAATCTGAATCTTGTTGAGTTTGAGTCGTCATAAGTAGAGGGGTCAAAATCAGGATCTTCTCCCATTTCCTTACCACCAGGACCTACGTATTTTCCAGCATTCCTTTTGTATTTTGGTGACACCCAAGTCATTCCACCTTCTATACCACCACCATCTACATATGGCACTCCCGCAGGACCTAAACCTGGCGACTGTTCAACTCCTTCATATAGTTGAGCTAACTCAGATGGACCATAAACAGGGGATTGTACAGGTCTTCCAAAGTGGTCTGTTGGTAAATCACCAATTGGTGAAAACACCATAGATGGATCCGAGGTTCTAGATCCAACGTAATAGTTTGAACTATTTGCTTGACCTCCAACAATTGCACCTCCCAATCTATCAAAGAAGTTTCTGTCATAATCAGGTTTGAACCTGTTCATGTCAATGTTCTTGAACAGAACACTTTTTTGACCAGGACCTGTGTTACTTAAGAACTTTTGAGAACCTGAATCCGCAGATCCAAGTAATCTGGCAAAGAATTTTCCTATACCTGATTGAGTGACAAAAGAAAAAGCTTTCTCAATTTGTTGTATTGTTGTTGGTTGTCCAAGTCTTATTTCTGTGTCCCAATAAGAACCTGGAATTGGTGAAAAAGGAATATAACTTCCTGCTAATCTCACGGCTAAATCTACTGCCGACAATAAAGGATTTGCCGGTTGGGTAATTTGATAATTCGGCTCGATAAGAGGAATTCTGTTTGTTAGAACTCCGAAAAGATTACTACCACTTGCCGCCCCCGCAATGTTTGCTCTACCGACAGTTCGTTGGTATATTTCTACCGCAATTCTTTCTTCAAAAAGTTTTTTAAGTTGTGTTGCACCAATCTTGGCAATGAATGAATCTGAACTCAAAAGACCATTGGAACCTAATGGATCTCTATCGAATAATATGTCAACAGGTTCATAAAATGATGAATTGAAGTTTGGATATGGTTCAAACTCTGATTCCTTAATTACAGTTCCTGTGGAATATTCGAATGGTGTATCTGGAGAATAAACATTGAATCTAGCCATTCTGTCATTGAAGACAACCAATCCATAACCCGATGGGTCTGGTTGACTGTCTACAACCGCTTGGTCAGTCAGTACTGTTGGGTAAGCAACCTGATTTGGGTCGACGTATGGGGCCAACTTGTATGATCTCAGATTTCTTGTTAGAAGTCGTTTTCTGAAGGCTTCTGTACTACCGTAATCTAATGGGCTAGGCATTCAGTTTGTTTTATAATAAATAGGGAAAAGCTAATTTTTTATTTCTTTGCCTTTTCAAGTATGGATTGTCCCGTAGCGTCTTTCATTGTGGACAATAATGTATAAAGTTTCTTAGAACCTTCTTGTGATTCAACCCACTTCTCAATTGTTCTGACAACTTGTGGGTCCATACTACCGTCAGATTTGAATTCGAAAGTAATTTTACCGTCGTGTGTCACGGTCTTGGACTCTGTAACTTGGGCAGACTTTGTCATTTTACCAAGATCCATCGTAGACTTCATTCCTTTTTGGAATTCTCCTCTTGCAGAAGACCCAGGTTTCAAGTAACCACTAATCATTTTTCCTAACTCACTTCTATCATCTTTGAATTTTTCGTAAACAGAATCCATCAATTTTTCGGGGAGGGTTCCCATCTTATCTGCAAATTGAGAAATATCAACTCCTGATCCTTTGAGTTTGTCCATCAATTCTTTTCCTACATCTTGGAATGATTTGTTACCTTGTATTACATCGGCCATCGATTTACCCAACTCAGTGATTGCCTTTCCTGTCACATTCTGTATATCCTTTGTTTCAGGAGCAATCTTTTGAAGAGCATCTGTTACACTTTCCCCTAACTTCCTTGTTATTTCGGGTATTTGTCTTACACCATCTGCTCCGGCAACACCATAAACAATTCTGTTTCTTATTGAGGCAATATCTCCAGCCATTACCTTTCCTGTATCCATCTGAGCCTTAGCAATTTCTTCCATTGTTTTCGGCTCTTTCTTATTTTGTTCAACAGCTTGTTTGAGTTGTTCTTCAGATAAGTCACGTATATTTTTGAATACCTCTTCACCCTTTTCATCTCTTACTTTGATTTGGTATTCACCACCTTTCATTTCAGCAATACTTGAGATGTACATCTTATCTTCTTCGGATAAATTACCAGCAAATCTTATTTGTGAAAATAATCTTTCGGAGTTAGCTGCCGCTAATCCCATCTTAGTGAAATTATCGTAAGACATTCCAGCAGCCTTCGCCAGCTCTTTCATCTGTCTGATTCCACCTGGATCTATCTTGAACGATTTCGTTTTTTCGTCAAATATTGTGAATTTCTTTGCGGCTTCCGCCAAAGACATTTGTAGACCCGCAGGATCATTTATTGAAGCATTCATCAATGCAAAAGGATCTGACAACGCACCAACAGAAATTCCCAATCTTTGGAATGCGGCTGCGGTTTCTATCGCTCCTTCTGGTTCAAAAACTTTTTCCGCGAAGTTTTCGGCATCTCTCATATTCGCCCTCAACATTGCGGATTGTGCTGCCATTTTGGTCAATCCAAGTACTCCTCCGTCAAAGTTGAACCTGTTCAGTAACTCGGCATTGTTAACAACGTCTCCCATTATCTGTTGGGTATTCATACCAATAGATTGTACGTAATTAACAGCTCCGACCATATTTTCCTGAACATTTCCAAATTGGATACCCACATCAGCCATTGTAGAGACTATACTCTCAACATCCTTCCCTAAAACCTTTGAAGTTGTAAACAACTCGGTGATTGCCTCACTTGAAGCAATAACATTCTTTTTTAAAGCACTTGACGTGTCAATAATAGTCTGAGTGGCATCCTTCGCGGTTCCACCTACTTTGTTCAATTCAGGAGTGGCTAAAGATATTTCACGGACAGCATCACTTATACGCTGTCTCATTTGACCAAAGGTCCTATTCACATCACTCGCATAAAGATTCAGATTCTGAATAGCATCAGCAATTTCACCAGGAATTTTGGCAAACTTTTTCAGTTCCTCATCATATGTTCCTAACGAATCTAAATCTTCTCCAGCCATGACTGTATTTTCTTATAAATAGAAGAGGGACCAATTTTAGGTCCCATCTTTTTTATTATCTTCAATCCACTTTTCAAGTAGATACTTCCTCACAAAAACTGGCATGATCAAAAAATCCTGCCAACTGATCTTCATTAATGTACTCAAATAATAGAATTCATCAATTTGAGATTTTCTATAATCAGAAGAAAGGACGAAAAAAGTCCACCCCAAAGCCAACGAATACGGTTAGCTTATCTCCTGATGGGGTTGTTACAACACGTTGCATATCAAGTCTTGGCTCGTTGTCATCCAAGAATTTTCTTATGTGTTTGGAATCCGCAATCATCATCCTACTCACGAACTGAGCAATCTGTGCTCTATCTCTTGACCCATCAACCTCAACAATTTGTCTCTCGAGTCTCCATGTGATTCTTGGTGCTGGTCTACCTTTTGGATATTGGTCAACCATTGCAGAAATTTCATTTATTTGTCCGAGTGTGAGTGGTCTAATTTTCACAACACTGTTGGATACGGGTAATGTAGTTTCGAATAAACCTTCCGCATCAGGTTCGACCCCCTTTTTAATATTCAACTCTGCCAATGAAACAACCGCTTCGAAACTTTTATTAGTTTTAGGATCGTTCACTGTCATTTGAATTTCAGGTCCGAAAGATGTGTTTCTCAAGAAAATAAGGATTGCCTCGATATCTGTTTCAACCAAGTCTTCAGGTTTCATATCAGGTTCATATAACTTAGCCCTGATGAGGTCCATTGTTAGATTGGTTCCTCCACCCAAGATGATATTTTCATCGTTTGCAGTGAGATACCCAACCTTAACTGCAGATTTTTTGTTCTTATAAAAAACACCACCCGATGGTAAAGGCACCACGTCATGAGGTAGGTTTAAATTTTGTGTCGCGTATTGTTGTGTTTGACTATCCATAAAAAAAACCGTGGAGTTTTGTCTCCACGGTTAAATATAAACTGACTTTACTTTTTTTAAAGAATTAATATACAAGAACACATCTATCCATTCTCAAAGTTGTAGAAATGTTTGCCAACGCATCTTGTGAATAAGATAAAGCGTTGAAGTTAACATCTGTTAAGAAAGTTCCATAAAGGATCCATTTCTCAACAACAACTCCTGTTGGGTCCAACATTTCAAGGTCAATATCTTTCTTGTAACCTGCTGCGTATCCCATACGTCCTGTTACAGACTCAGCGTGTAAACGAACCCACTCCATAAGAGCTTGAGCCGCTGAAGGTCCAATTGGGTCACGGAAGGTTACAGGGATTGTTTGCCATGTAAATCTACCAGCAACATAAGTTGATGTATTAAGGAATTGAATTTCCGTCGCATTGATTGTAATGTGAGGTCTGGCCGCGGATTCCACGAACCACTCATTTATACCCAAAGTCGAAGGGAATCTCAGAATAAATCTATTCTGACGTTTCGGTTCGTAGGGTATCGGCATTTTCATCAGTAAGTCAGCCATAATATATTAATTTTTGTTTTTGTGTTTATAAGTATAAATATATCCCCGAAAATTTTTTTCTATTTACTTATTCGGTGAAAAAAGATATTCATTATTCCATTCTAGATTTCTTTCCAGTTCCAGTATAATAAGTTTTAACAATATTATCTGGATCTTTATCAAACCTTTTCTTCATTACTTCTACATTTCTAATATCATCATCAGAAAATCCAATACTAGGTGTGAATTTATTTGCAATGTCTTTTTTAAGGAATGCTCTTTTGTTTAATAAAGCCGCCATGGCTTTGATGTAGTTTACAAACCCCTCCATTGCCTCGACCTTCGCCTCTTCAGGATTCTTCGCAGCTCCTTCATCTCCAAAAGACACGGGGTGGTATTTGTTGAGTTCTAAATATGTCTTGATTAATTCGTCGTCCGTCATTTCTTCTTCACCCACAAATGAACGGTACTTCTTAAGGTTCTTTAATAACTCCTCCTTACTTATACCATTAAAATTATTTACGATATAATTGTAAACGGCTTGTTTAATTGTATTTGGATTGTGACCTCTTGCAGTGATGATAGAAAAAATTGAACCATTGTTGATAGCTTCTCTGAAATCATCGAAGGCTGGTCCTTGTTTTGCTTTCATTGCATCTATCAGGAACTGTTTATCTCCTCCTGTTCTGAAGTTTCTAAACGGATCTTCAGCAAGACCAACAATTACATCACCTTTATAATCAAAATTCTCTTTACCTATTTTACCTCTATACTCGGCAAAATCTGATGTAGACATACCAATCTCATCACCATCTTCAGTTTTGAGTACAATTTCAGTTGGCATATGAACAATATTGTCGTCCCAATCAAATGCGTAATATTTCATATCGGGACTTCCTTTTTCCGTAAAA